TGAAACAAACCGCAGAACTAAAGAAAAAATACAATGTGACCAACGAAGATCGTGAACGCTACATCGAAGAACTTGGTCGAGCAGGATACGAAGTTGTTTCAGATCGCATGCTTGCAGAAAAACAAGATGCTTGCTATCACAAAGTAAAAAGTCGTTACAAAGTATGGCCTAGTGCTTATGCATCGGGTGCATTGGTACGCTGTCGCAAAGTAGGTGCAAAGAACTGGGGTAATAAGAGTAAAAAATGAAATATAAAGAAATACTAGAAGCCTGTTGGAAAGGCTACCACAAAGAGGGTATGAAAACCATGTTTGGCAAACGATATCCTAACTGTGTAAAAAACAAAAAGAAAAGCAACGAAGGTGTGGCGGAAGGCTCAGGCGGTGCCAAATATAAAATAAAAAGCATAGGCAAAGATAAGAACGGTGACTACTATATCAGCCCTAACACAGGGAAAAAAGTCTACAAGCAGGCCAAAGTAGGTGATCACGAAACTCCTAGCGGAGAACATAAGCCCAAAATTCGCATGCCTTATAAGGAAGGTGTGGCGGAAGGCAAGCGTATAGCGCGGAAGCCCGGACAACCTGCTAACAGTAAAAAGCATAGCGATCTATACACAGATGAAAATCCACGTGGCACAATAACAGGCTTGAAGTTTGCCACAGCAGCAGATGCTAGAGCCAGCGTTACAAAAATTAGAAACAGCGGTCGCAGTCATGCCCACAAGATACAGGCTGCTGTGGCCATGGAACAGCGAGCCAAAGCAGCAGGCAAAACTGAGGCAGCAGCCGTATACCGCAGATATATCAACAGCGTTAAAAAAACAGACGAAAACGTTACTGAGGGATATGGTCGTTATTACTGTTCAACTGATAAAAAATGGAAAACTCGTAAAGGGCCCAAGCAGACTAGACAGTCTGAAAGTGTAGATCAATACGAATATGATTTGAGTCAATTGACCGAATCTGAACTTGAAGAAGATCTTAAGAAATGGTTCCGAGAAAAATGGGTTAGATTTGGACCCGATGGTAAGATCCGTGGTTCCTGTGGTGGCAGGACCAGCGGCGAGGGTAAACCAAAATGCTTGCCTGCAAGTAAAGCTCACAGCCTAGGTAAAAAAGGTCGCGCCAGTAGTGCTGCCAAAAAACGCAGAGAAGATCCTAATCCCGAACGTCGTGGTCCTGCACGGAATGTTGCTACCAAAACGAGAGGAATGAAAGAACAGGGCATACCTGAATTACAACCATCACCAGAACAACAACAAGAACCCAATGCAATACAAAAAGGTCTAGGTTTTCTAGGAAAAGTTTTAACAGTGAATCGATTGTTACGAAATCCTGAGCAAGAAATAAAAAATTATATTGATCCTAATAAACAGAATCACAGTATTATAAGAAGAATGCAACAAGACCAAGATCAACGATAATGTGTGTAATTAATGTCATTTCTAGTAGCTAACATACCACCAATTCACTCATATATCAGGCGTGAATTTTTATATGACTTTGCAAAGGGCCATGGGGAATATGAGCCCTGTATATGGATCACTATTAAAAGTATTAGAGGACAGGCATTTAGAATTGAAGCTTACTTACCAAATTATGGCGCACTTTATGACAAATTACCTTTATCAGCGTTTGTGTCACGCAAAGACGATCTTGACACAGAAAATTTTTTACCTCTAGACACATTGCAAATCTGGGATTGCTTCGATTATGATATTGCTGTAATTCAAAAGGCTTTCTTAAAAAATCTCTCTTGCAAATTCTACGCCAAAGACAAACAAATGTATTCTGGTAATTATCTTTTTACAGTAGATAACGCACATCCTGATCAAAATACGATAGACACAGGCTATAGCGAATGGCCTGAAGATCACAAAAGTTTCAACTTTATAGAATTAGACAACGGACAATATGCAGCACAACCAAATAATCGTTGTTTGTTTTATGATGCAGCAAGCAATCCAACAGATATGAAATTTCCTGATTTTCGTGTTTGTACTCGTAAATATGTAGTGGAACAAAATCCCAAATGGCGTTTAGGTGACACCGATACAGTGATGTATGAAAAAATTCAAGGAGAATAACAATGGCAAAAGCAAAAGGCACAGCAACAGGTAAACCAGTAATCGATCACGTTGTAAAACGCACTCACATTGGTGGCCTACGTCCCAAAACCAGTGCAATGAATAAAAGCTACCGGCGTAGCTACAAAGCGTATAGAGGACAAGGCAGATAGAAAATTACAAAAATTGTCTCATTAAGTAATTTACATCATCGTTGTGGTAAAGTTTCATGACATGATAGAAATTGTGTTGCACGATTGGCTCAATTTTTTTTAATATCACATCCTGATCAATACTTACAAGTTTTTCCATTTCTTGGATTACTAATTCCTGTCTTTCATTTGGATCAATAACTTTATCATATGATTCATCAATAACACTATCAAATGTTTTAAAACCAAGATTTCTAAGGTTTTGTAGATAATTAGGAACTCCTAGTACTAAAAACATTCTTTTTGCTAGAATAGGTTTGCAAATTTTTTCTGTCATCAAATAGGTTTCATTTTCGCTATTTAAGTTTTCCCACCAGTGAGTTTCGGATACAATAGAATATGCGGTTTGATTATAAAAATCTAAATCAATAAATTGACTCAATGATAGAAAAGCATTCCCTAAGTCAAATTTTAATGTTGAATCAGGAAAACCTTCTACAATGACTCTATTTCCATTTATTTTATCTGGTACGAATCTTAATTTTGGATGTGCTTTTTTAACCGCTTCTTCAAGTTTTTTTGGAATTGAAAAACTATTTTCGTTTTCAAACGGGCTTTTTGGCCAGTTGTGGACAGTGACTAAACAATCTTTCAGCAAATTATACCTTTGTATTTTTTGATAAAAACTTATTCTGCATTGTTTAGGCTTCCCCATCAAACAATCAAACAATATTGGCTTTTTAGCATTATAGTTTAACAAATCAAGTTGTCTATGTAACACCCAACTCTTGATGTTTACATGCACGGTTTCTAATATCCACCACTGAAATGGAATGTTTAAAGCATTTTTAAAAACAGTTGACTGACCAATAAAGATGGTATTAGCCAAATCAATCGCAGGAAAAAAAACTGGCAACTCGGTATGGCCACTAAGTTCTGGCACCAACATAATATTCAAAGTGACACTCTGGGCTATAAAATCACTATTATCAACAAACACATTAAAATAGTTTCTTTGATTTGATCTGTTTTCTGGTGGATCCCCCCCATACAGCCAAGTTTTCGCAACCATAATCTTTTTTTCATGTTTGACCATTTTAAATAACTCAAAGTCAAAAACAAAAATCATATTTTTATACATGAAAATGAATTTAAGCCAATTCCACTCATTTGGAATTATCGGTAAAAGATTCTGCATGTAAACTATTTCTGATGCTTGAATTTCCTTGTTAACAATATCAGTGCAAGTTTCTAAAGACGCTGTGTCATCGATATTCAATATTTTATATTCATCACCATCTAGTGAATAATTGCCATTTATTATGAGGTCACTGTTATACTGTAAATCTGATATTAGCCATTCACATTTTCTAACATATCCAAGATAAATTTTACAAATATTAATCATCAAAATTGAATAAATATACTATAACAATATTTATTTATAGGTTAAACTTAGTATGGACTCATTGCGCAAAGCTCTTAAAATCGCTTTTGCTAGCGAATATGCTTTTTATTTAAAAGCTCATTACTTTCATTGGAATGTTGAAGGTCCTAACTTTCCACAATACCACGAATTGTTTGGCAACATATACGAAGAAGTGTATAACAGCATAGACAAGTTTGCAGAAGAAATTCGCGCTACTGGAACATACACTCCAGGTTCGTTCACAAGATTCAGTATATTAAGTCTACTTGATGAAGATCCGGCAGTGTTGCCAGCCGAAGCAATGCTAGTGGAATTACTCCAAGACAGCGACAAAATGGCAGAAATGCTCCGAATTGTTTACAGGGCCGCCGAAGAACTGGGACTGCACGGGCTCAGTGATTTCTTGGCCAGTCGCCAAGATGCACACGCAAAACATTCTTGGATGCTTCGTTCTACTCTTAAATAACAATGCGGCAGCAGCCGCATTATTTTATGACTATACAACTTTCAAAAACAATAGGGCGTAACTTTTGTTATGCGCCGTGGACTAACATTCATATAAACCCGCAAGGAGACTATAAAACTTGTTGTGGTGGTACTATTAATATTGCAGATTTAAGACGAACACCTATCCAAGAAGTTATTAAATCAAATCATTTAACTGAAATCAAACAAGCGATATTTAATAATCAAGAACACCCTAATTGCTCTAATTGTCTTAGACAGGAACAAATGTCTAGTGCAAGTGAACGTAGTTGGTATGATGATATTTCTAATTGTGCAACAATTGATATTAATAATCTTGAAGATCAACATTTACAAAATTTAGATATCAGATGGAGTAATACATGTAATTTAAGTTGCACATATTGTGGACATGATGCAAGTAGTCAATGGGCTGCGTATCAAAAAATACCCGTTGAAAGATTAGATTATACTGACACTCTGCCAAACATTCTTGATCTAATAGAACAAAATCGTTCTAGCCTAAAAAACTTAGGTTTATTAGGAGGTGAGCCGTTACTACAAAAAGAAAACGATTTACTATTAGACGTAATCTCAGACAGCGTCAATATTAATTTGATTACAAATTTAAGTGTGCCTTTAGAAAATAATAAAATTTTTGAAAAACTTTTATCAAAAAAATATGTAGCATGGGATATAAGTTTTGACACCGTTGAGGACAGATTTGAGTATGTAAGACATGGTGCAACTTGGGACAAACAGCTACAAAATATTAGATATCTTCAAGATTGTATAAAAGATAAACAAGGACATATTATAGGAACAGCTGGAGTATATTCCATTTATAATGCGCTTAATTTGTCTACACTACACGATTTTTTTTCAAAAAACAATTTACCAAACTTTAGATGGCATGCACTACACCATCCATCAATTTTAGCGGTAGCAAACTTACCAAAGAAATTTAAAATGTTTGCAGCAACAGAACTTACAAACTCAATAAAATATCATACACAACCTAGACAGATAAATTTTCTACAAGATATGGCTAAAAATTTAACTACAATGGAGGCCGATAACAACAAAGATTGTTTGTACATATATGATTGGCATGAAATTCAGGAAAATACTTATTGGCCAAATTTTAAGCATAAATTTAACAATCTATGGCCTGAATACAGACAAATATAATGTTATTAGTTTATATACACGGTGCTAGTGCCACTAGCGAAAGTTTCAATTACATAAGAAAGCAAATTAAAGGTAAAGAGCTTTTAATTAACTATGATAGTAGAAATGGTTTTGAAAAAAATTTAGAAAACATGAAAGAGTTATTGAGTGCTCAGAAAGATATGTTTTATATTTGTCATAGCTTAGGTGGCATTTATGCACTACATTTGGCGCAAGAATTTTCAGATGAGGTATTAGGTGCAGTCACTTTAAGTACGCCGTACGGTGGAGCTGAATCTGCTGACGTAGCAAAATATTTTTTACCTTACAGCAGATTGTTAAAAGATATAGGTCCAAATTCATGGGCAATGAAGAAAGCAATGAATTTTGATTTAGACCGGCCCTGGTTAAATATTGTCACAACAACAGGATCAGCTCCTTGGATTGCAGCACCCAACGATGGTGTAGTCACAATCCACAGTCAGCGCTCGAGAGAAGATATAATGGATTTAATAGAACTAGAATGTAATCATTATGAAGTGGTATTAAATGACAAGGTAATTGAAATTATAAAGAAAAGGTTGCCTAGATGATAGCTGAAATAATAGTCTGGGGTTTTTTCAGCGCAATGGGTTGGATGGCCGCTAATTGGACTATAAACAAAGTTGTTCCAGAAAAAACAGAGACACAGATATGCTCTGAGTGGCGTGAAGATAAATTACCTAACGGTACTATACAACGAACACGTACTTGCGAATCCAAAAAATAAGAACATAAACTGATATTTATTCTTTTTCAGTCAATTTATTTGTTAAATCAATTATAATTTAGTATAATAAAAATTTACACTTACAGGAGAACTTACATGGTGTCCAGAATGTTTAGTAGTGAACAGCGTGCAAAACTTACTCAAATAATTAATGAGGGTATTGGCGTACTTCAAGAAATTGAGGATTTGTCGGGCGGGCTCAGTGACACTATCAAAGCAGTTGCTGAAGAAATGGAAATAAAACCTGCCATTCTAAAAAAAGCTATTCGCACTGCATTTAAATCAAAACTTGGCGAGGAAAATGCCGACAATGAAGAATTAAACACTATTCTTCAAACTGTAGGTAAAACTCTTTGAACGACCAACTATATAAAGTTTTTTCATGGATACAGGATGATTGGCAAAGCAACAAACTAAGATTTATTGTTGAGATTTTGGCCTGGGCTTGCAGCGTAGGATGTGCATTGGCATTTGCACTTACAGTGCCAAATCCTCCTTTGTATTGGTTATATCCTTTTTGGATAGGTGGATGTGTGCTGTATTCCTGGGCTGCTTGGACTAGAAAAAGTTTTGGTATGCTTTTAAATTATTTGTTAATCACTGCGATTGATTTAATTGGTCTTATAAGATTATTACTTTCAAATTACAATTATAACTAATGAGTTATGTTGACGCACTATATGATCGTAACCAGGATCGCATCCACATTGTGGAGCGTGTCGAAGGTGAACGAGTGTATAAAGAATATCCGGCCACTTTCATCTTTTACTACGATGACCCTCGCGGTAAGTTCCGTACTGTCTACGGCACTCCTGTTAGTAGGTTTTCGAGCCGTACAAGTAAGGAATTTCAAAAAGAGTTGCGTATTAACAGCAACAAGCGTGTTTGGGAGTCAGATATTAATCCAGTATTCCGATGTCTTGAAGAACACTATTTGGCAGCTGAATCACCTAAGCTACAGACAGCTTTTTTCGACATTGAGGTTGATTTTGACCCGGTCCGAGGTTTCTCAAAACCTGAAGATCCGTTCAATCCTATCACAGCCATTTCAGTTTATCTGGATTGGATGGATCGACTAGTTACATTGGTTGTGCCACCCAAAAGTTATTCATGGGCTACGGCACAAGAAATATGCAACAGGTACGATAACTGTTTCTTGTTTGAACGCGAAGAAGATCTACTTAGCACTTTCTTGGATATCATTTATGATGCAGACATCCTAAGCGGATGGAACTCAGAAGGTTTTGATATTCCTTACATGGTCATGCGTGTTACTAGAGTGCTTAACAAAGATGACACTCGTAGATTCTGCTTATGGGGACAACTGCCTAAGCAAAGGACCTTTGAACGATTTGGTGCAGAGAATTTGACCTTTGACTTGACTGGTCGAGTGCATATGGACTATATGCAATTGTATCGCAAATACACTTATGAAGAGCGACACAGTTATTCCTTAGATGCAATCGGCGAATATGAACTAGATGAGCGTAAAACACAATACGAAGGCACACTAGATCAGTTATACAATAAAGACTTTACTAAGTTCATTGATTATAACAGGCAGGATACTATGCTTGTTGCTAAATTAGATAAAAAATTAAGATTTTTAGATCTAGCAAATGAACTTGCACATGATAATACAGTATTGCTTCCTACTACAATGGGAGCAGTAGCAGTAACTGAGCAGGCGATTATCAATGAAGCACATCAACGAGGTATGGTTGTACCTAATAGGAAAGGAAAAGATGACCAAGGAGATACCCAAGCAGCAGGTGCCTATGTTGCTTTCCCCAAGAAAGGCATGCACGACTGGATCGGAGCGATCGACATCAACAGTCTTTACCCGTCAGCAATCCGCGCTCTTAACATGGCACAAGAGTCAATTGTTGGACAACTCCGGCCGATAATGACTGAAAGGTATATTCAAGACAAAATGGCCTCGGGCAGCAGCTTTGCAGATGCTTGGGAAAACATGTTTGGCAGTCTTGAGTATACAGCAGTTATGAATGGAGAAGTTGGCACAGAAATTACCATTGATTGGGAAGCCAGTGGTTCGGATATTATGAGTGCCGCAGACGTATGGCGACTGATATTTGATAGTAATCGTCCGTGGATGCTAAGTGCAAATGGCACAATCTTTAGTTATGAACAAAAAGCAGTTGTGCCTGGGTTGTTAGAGAGGTGGTATGCAGAACGCAAGGAGTTGCAAGCCAAGAAAAAAGAAGCTACTACGAAAGAAGACCAGGCTTTTTGGGATAAGAGACAACTGGTCAAAAAGATTAACCTGAACAGTCTCTATGGAGCAATACTCAATCCAGGTTGTAGATTTTTTGACAAGAGAATTGGTCAAAGTACTACTCTTACCGGACGCATTATCGCGAGACACATGGATGCGTATATCAATGAATGCATATTCGGAGAGTATGACCATGTGGGCAAATCTATCATCTATGGTGACACTGACTCATGCTATTTCACGGCTTGGCCAGCAATTCAAGCGGATGTCGAATCAGGACGGATGGAATGGAATAAAGAAATCTGCGTACAACTCTACGATTCAATTGCCGAACAAGTTAACGCAAGTTTCCCTGCATTTATGGAACGAGCCTGTCATGTACCAAGACACATGGGTGAACTGATTAAAGGGGGACGGGAGCTTGTGGCTTCAAAGGGACTATTTATAAAGAAGAAGCGGTACGCTGTTCTCATTTATGATTTAGAAAACAACAGATTAGATACACACGGTAAGCCAGGTAAAGTAAAAGCAATGGGTCTTGATCTCAAACGAAGTGATACACCCAAAGTGGTACAAGACTTTTTGAGTGATTTGTTAACAGATGTACTTACAGGTGCTGCGTCGGAACACGTCTATACCAAGGTTCGAGATTTTAAACTTGCTTTCCAAGATAGGCCAGCATGGGAAAAGGGTACACCTAAGCGTGTTAATAACTTAACCAAATACACCCGAGAAGAAGAACGACTAGGTCGAGCAAACATGCCAGGGCATGTAAGAGCAGCGATGAATTGGAACAATTTGCGTAGGATGCATGGTGACCAATACAGTATGGCTATTGTAGATGGTATGAAAACTATTGTTTGTAAGTTAAAAGACAATCCATTGGGTTATACTAGCGTAGGGTATCCAACAGATGAAAGTCATTTACCACCGTGGTTTCGAGAACTACCGTTTGATGATGGAGAAATGGAAGGCACAATTGTTAATCAAAAAGTAGAAAATCTATTAGGAGTATTAGAGTGGGATATACCCTCGCATACAGACATCAAGACAACTTTTGATAGCCTGTTTTCATTTGAATAAATAAAGTGTGTATATAATGATTTTCCATGAACTTATCACAATTAGTACAATTAAGAAATTTTCTACGTAGTTCTATAAATTTATCAATAATCAGTGAAGAAATTGATAATAATATAAAGCGGCTTGACTTTTTACAAAATGGTATAGATAGTGATTTACAAGTTGATATACAGAATTTAATTCACCAGCATACAACAAATTTAAATACTTTAATCTTAGATGTGGATTATCTTAATAGTATAATTAATTCTGTACAAAATAAAATTGATAATTTATCTACAAAGTTTTTTTCAGATAATTATCAAGTTGAAATAGCCTATAATGACTTGAACGTGATTCGTCGAGTAAGAGTAATGGCCAAGAATGAAGAATTTGAATCAATCTTAGTGCAAAGAATCAATTATCATAGTACATGGAAATTTCCTGCTTTAGAAATAGGATGTCGAGATGGTGAATATACAAAATATCTCGTTGCTAGTGATCCATTGTACATTACAGACTACTTTCAAGAATTTCTCGATACTGCCTCGCAGCAATTTACATCATTATACCAAAATAGATTAAGGAAGTATTTAGTACACGATTTTTACAAAATTGATAATTTACCTAATAATCAATTTAATTTTATTTTTAGTTATAATTTTTTTAATTACTTAAGTTTAGATAGTATTAAGCAATTAATGGTTCAATCTTTTAATTGGTTACGTCCTGGCGGATCAATATTATTTACATACAATAATGCCGATCTACCTACCTCTGCGGCTTATGCCGAAAGCGATTTCATGACGTATGTACCAAAAAGTATGGCAGTACCAATGATAGAAAGTTTAGGTTTTAGAGAATCATTTTCTGCAGACATTAATCCCTCATTTTCAATATTAGAATTTGTTAAACCAGGTATTTTGAAGACAAATAAGGCTGGTCAGGTGCTTGGCGAAATAAAAACAAAGTAAAATTGACAATTCAAAATACTGTTAGTAAAATTATTACACACTGGAGAAAAACATGAAAGACTATTTACACGACATGGTACAGCATACTCATAGCCTAGGAATCATAAATTTAATTAAAATAATTGGCACAGATAGCACTACAAACATCGAAACAGTAAGTGAAGAAAGAACTGTTATTGTTAACGCAACTTTTCATAATCCTGTACCAGAGTTTATTGGCACTTTTGGTATGCCTAATTTAGGAAAATTAAACACAATTTTAAACATTCCTGAATATCGAGATGATGCGAAATTAAGTATCATTAACAAAGACACTAATATTCCATTAGGCATTCACTTTGAAAACTCAATTGGTGATTTTAAAAATGATTATCGATTTATGAGTGCCGAAGTTATAAATGAGCAATTAAAGACAGTCAAGTTTAAGGGTGTTAAATGGGGTGTAGAAATTGAACCTAGCGTAGCAGCTATACAAAGATTAAAATTTCAGGCGCAGGCAAACAGCGAGGAAACTACATTTATTGCTCGAACAGAAAACAATAACTTAATTTTTTACTTTGGAGATCATAGTAGTCATGCTGGTAATTTTGTCTTTGCACATGATATTGCAGGCAGTCTAAGTAAAGCATGGCATTGGCCAATTAGTGCCGTAATTAGTATCTTAAGTTTATCTGGCGATAAAATGATTAGATTTAGCGATGAAGGTGCTGCACAAATTACAGTAGACTCAGGACTAGCAATTTATAATTACATACTGCCGGCGCAGACTAAGTGATAAAATTTTTAGAATATTATATTGACAAAGGTCATGTATTTGGAGAATGTATGAGTCATCCTTCGTCGGACCTTATGTATGTATATATACCTAAAAATGCTAGTTCATGGACTAAGCCAAATTTAAAAGATTGGAATTGGGAAACTTATAATTATCATACTGATAATTTATATAATAAACAGGCAATTATAGTTTTAAGAGATCCAGTTGAACGATGGCTCAGTGGTATTGCAGAATACATGTTTTTATATCACAATCAAATTGATACAGCACATCTTTCTAAAAGTTTTTTTGATATAATTTTTGATCGTGTGGCGTTAGATGATCACACAGAAAAACAAACGTTATTTCTTGAAGGATTGTCACTTTCTAATTGTGCTTTTTTTTGGTGCAATGATAATTACAGAAAATATTTTAGCCTTTTTTTACAACAACATGGAATGGAAAATAGATATTTTAATTACGAATATCAGCACACCACTCAATCAAGTTTAGAAAGACAAAAATTTAAAAATATATTTCTACAAGCATTGCAAAATAATTCTAAATACATGAAAAATCTTCGGAGGTACTTCTTAGAAGATTATCAACTTATTGAATCTATAAACTTTTATGCAGGATGATTTAACTTCTAAACAATCAGATTATGCTATATTCTTGCCTGCTATATCTGGTTTCTATGCAACCTTTATAGGAAAACAACGTGTTAACAATGATTATGTTGATCCTGCTCGTATGCCACAGGCATTATCGGACATGGAGCAATTTAATTGGCTCAACGGCCAACAGGCCCTGTTCCCCTACCGGTGGAGCCTGTACTCAGGTGGACACGCAAACTTAGATTTGTCTAAAGATGATCCCAGCGAAGACATGGTTCGTAAACGGGGACCTGACACATTTATGTTAGGAGATTCAGGAGGATTCCAGATTGCCAAGGGTCTATGGGAAGGCGATTGGCGAGCCAATTCAGGTTGCGCTAAAGCACAAAAGAAACGCGAGTCTGTACTTGCATGGCTAGACGGTATCGCTGACTATGGTATGATCCTGGATATTCCTACCTGGGTCATTCATGATCAAAAAGTTGCAGCAAAAATTGGTTTCAGTACTACCGACAAAAAACTAGCTTTACAACAAGCAGTTGATGCTACAAAGTTTAATAATGAATATTTCATGCAGCATCGAAAAGGCAAACACAACGGCGGTGCAAAGTTTTTGAATGTATTACAAGGTGACAATCATACGTCAGCTGACGAATGGTACGAGATCATGAAAGAATACTGCAACCCTACAAAATATCCTGACACACATTTTGACGGTTGGGCCATGGGCGGTCAGAACATGTGTGATATACATTTAATACTTAAACGTCTAGTAACTTTGCGTTATGATAATTTACTACAAGAGGGTGTGCATGACTGGATGCACTTCTTAGGTACATCAAAGTTAGAATGGGCAGTATTACTCACAGTTATCCAACGTGCTGTTCGTAAATATGTCAATCCTAATTTTACTATCAGTTTTGATTGTGCAAGTCCGTTTCTTGCAACTGCCAATGGACAAGTCTATCATCATATTGATTTACCAAACCAAGGTAAATGGTGCTACAGAATGAGTCCCAGTGCAGATGATAAAAAGTATGCCACTGATACAAGAACATTCAAAGATGCTGTACTACAGGATGGTATTTTTGATGTATTTGATGAAAGTCCAATAAGCAAACATTTACTTATCAAAGACATATGCATTTATAAACCCGGGGATATTAATAAAAATGGTAAAGAGGGCAAGACAAGTTGGGATAGTTTTAGCTATGTATTAATGATGGGACATAATGTATGGATGCATTTAGAATCAGTACAAAGAGCAAATAGAAAATTTGATTCGGGCGAAAGACCTGCTATGCTTTGGTATCGTAACGGCGATCACACAAAATTTGAAGACATAGTTGATGCAATATTTACAGCACCGGATCGTAATACTGCTGAGTCAATTATAGAACATTATGATAGATACTGGATGGATATCGTTGGCACTAGAGGCTTCAAAGGTAAAAAGACAAAAAATTCAAACACAATGTATAATGCACTTTTTGAAACTGTGGACAACACTGAAAATAAAATGTCAGATTTTGATGCCACTAATATCATTCAATCACATTTGGAGCAATAATATGAGTTATAAAGGCAGAATTAAACATTTGGAAGAGATGCATAAACTATTAGATAAACAAATTTACGAAATGCAAAACAATCATCCAGGTGTAGATTTAGAATATTTGACTGATTTAAAAAAGAAAAAATTACAATTAAAAGATGAAATCAGCAGATTGAATAAACTACAATGGGAAGAAGAAACTCAAAGGATAGGATATGGCAATGAATAGAGCAGAACACATCAATACAAGGCTTTTTGTAGGTCTAGAAGTGGAGCATACGCCTGCATATAATCAAAAAACATTATTTGTAGTTGGTGTTCAAGAAAAAGAATTAATTGAAGCAGCAGCAATTGCTCATAATTGTACACACATTTACTTTGGTGCTAATCAAAGTTTTCCAAACGGCCGCGCAGACAGTGCAGACTGGACTAGATGGGAAAATATGATTATGCCTTTTATAGGCAGGGGTTATTGGTGCACTTTAGATATTGACATAAGCGAAGCAGAAGGTTTGTCAGAATCTGGACTAACAGAATATAATCAATTTATTCCAATGTTATCAGTAAAAATGCCATATATACAACAATTAGGATACAATGCTACAATTAAACTAGACGACAAAGACTTTGCTGCAACTAATCCGGGCGTATGGTGTCATAGTGTTCATAATTTGATGCACAGGAATTGTTTTACTGATTGGTCAAAATATAAAATGGATGTAATAGTAAATTGAAAGACGAAGAATATTATAATAACAAAGAGTTTTGCCCTGCGCCTTGGACAACTTTTTACATTTGGGGAGATGGTAGAGTTGAAAACTGCTGTCAATCTAAAAACGAATTAGGGAATCTAAATAATGATTCTATCAACTCTATACTAAACAGTAATAAAGTTATACAAATAAAACAAGACATGATATCCAGAATGCAAGTTGCTGGCTGTAAAGCATGCTATCCTCAAGATAACACAATAAAACCTGCAGATTTCAACTATAAAAGTACAATGCGTTATGATTTTATTGAACGCGAACAAAATAATAGTAAAAAAATTTATTCTGATGTAAATGCGTTTGAATATAGATATGCAGATCTACGATTTAGAAACACATGCAATTATGCATGTGTATATTGTGGACCATTATGTAGTTCACTTTGGGCAGATGAATTAAATCGACCAATTGGATTACCAAAAGACAAAATAGATGACTTAATTCAATATTATCTTGACAATATATCTAAAATAAGTTATCTTTATATAGCCGGTGGTGAGCCATTGTTAATAAAAGAAAATTTATCAATTCTTACTGCTTTATCTGAAGTAAATTTAGATTGCAATATAAGCATCAATACAAATCTTTCTTTAATAACAAATAATAAGATTTATGAAACTTTGCTTAAATTTAAAAGTTGTCACTGGATAGTAAGTTTTGATGACATGGAAGATCGTTATAACTATATTAGATATCCTGGTGATTGGAATAATTTCTACAACAACCTACTTAAACTTAAAAAAGATGTAGGCATTGAGAACATAAGTTTTAGTATGACTTACACATCATTAAATGCTAAAACTATTTTTACAGCCATAGATGCTTTGGTAAAAGAAGGGTTTCCAAAAAATTGTTTTGATATCTATTATGTGCATGCAGGGCAAAAAAAAGATTATTTGGATCCTAGAAGTTTGCCGCCATATTACATTGACGAATGTATCAAAATAATTAAACAAAATTTGATTCAAAAAAATACAATATCATTAAACGCTAAAGATGAAAGATTTAATAATAAACTTAATACGCTAATTTCTTTTTTAAATAATAATTCTAATTATGAATCAACACTGTTGCATGAATTAAAGGTACTAGATCAAAGACGTAACTTAGATAGTCATAAAGTTTTTCCTGATATATATAAATCCTTTATATAATTAATAACTATGAATCAAGAACAAAGACAAACAGTAGATAGAATAATGGAACGTGCAGCAAGACAAATTTGGGTAACATTTACTCGCGAAGGGATCCATAAATACCCAGCAGCATTGGAGGATCCTGGTCTTGCGGATGTATCTTTTCTTGGTTACCCTCATCGTCACATCTTCCACTTTAGGGTGTCAATCGATGTGTTCCATAATGACAGGGACATCGAATTCATCCAATTCAAACGCTGGTTGGAAAGCTTGTATAGTAATTCCAATTCGATTTTAGCATTGGATTATAAAAGCTGTGAAATGATTGCCGATGATCTATATGTTCAAATAGCAAACAGATATCCTGAAAGAAATGTTACAATAAGTGTAAGTGAAGATAACGAAAATGGTTGCTCTATCACCTATGCTACTCATCAACCCTCTCTATCAATAAAAATTTAGGAGAACAAAATGGCCACTAAATGGCTTAAAAAATATCTGGTAATGAAATCAGAAGTATCAACTATCTTTGACGATTTAGATCGTTATCGTGAATTTTGTGTACAATACGGGCATCCATTTGACGAACGTCACTTGTACAATGAAAAAAGTCCATGGGGCGAATTTCAACGCAGTTTAAGAGGTCGCGAACCACGAAACATGTGGCACGTAAAAAAGGATAGAACTAATGCGTAAACTTTGGTATATGGGCCTAGAGCCTTACAAAGCAAGATACACACTACAACTACAAGAGTGGAATCAGGCTGTATTTGAGCGCAGGGGTATTGATTATGAAATCGTGCCCGGAGAAACACTCAGTAACGATCAAGCAATTGTTACTGGCCAAGTATTAGATGCACATGGTCGTACATACTTTGGTATGAGTCAGTTGATGAATTTGATTCGACGAATGAAAGCAGGCGAAGTTACTAGTGAAGACATTATATACTTTGAAGACATGTTTCAACCCGGCATCGAGAGCCTACCTTATATTCTTGATCAAGTGCCTAGTAATATGCGTCCTCGCATTGCCGTTCGTTGTCTTGCACAAACTATTGACCCAGATGATTTTGTTCACGTCTGGGGCATGCAAACGTGGATGGGTCACTATGAAAAGATGGTAGATTCATTTGCGGATATTGTTCTTGCTACTAACGAAGAAATGGTCATGCACATGAAGGTTGCAGGATGGCAGGCACCAGTGTACAATATTAGTGGTCTTGCATTTGGTCAAAACGAAGTTCGCAGTCGTGTAACCGGTGAACTGAAACCGTTTAAAGATCGTACTTACCGTGTAGGGTTTGCTGCTAGATGGGATCAAGAAAAGCAACCTGACTTTTACATGGATCTCATTGAGGAATATTGTAGACTACAGGAATTGCCTTATAATAACTGGCCACAAGTTGAATTCTGTGTGTTTAGTGGCAGTAAACTGAGATCCAACAATAGTTCATACATGGATCGTACACGCAGACTACAAAGAGAAGGCAAACTGACAGTACATGAAGATCTTGAAAAGAATGATTACTATGCACTACTTAACGATACGCGAGTACTTTTTAATTGTGCTCTTCAGGATTGGGTATCAAATACAGCTAGCGAAGCGGACGCTCTTGGGGCTAATATACTATACCCAGCCTACAGAAGTTTCCCCGAAGCTTTTGCAAATGATAGCGAGAGACTTTATGTCCCGTGGTCGCTTAGAGATGCAGTACAAAAACTTGTACCCTTACTACAACATCCGCACGCCAACATGGGTAAATTTAGTGCGTGGAACGATGCAACTATTGATCGCATCTGCGATATTCTCGAAGGCAAGGGAGAACAATGGTTGCGTATGAGCACTGACTATAGACGACATACTCACGAAAGTAAGTACTGATGAAAATAGTTGTCACCGGAGGATGTGGCTATATTGGTGGTCACATCGCTCGTTATCTCAAACAGTGCAACGAAAGCAGTCAAGTATATACGATTGACCGAGAACGCAGAGATCATACACTAAAAAATATTGATGGTTTCTTACACGCCGATTATGTGTCAAAGCAGAGCCTATTATGGTTAGATGAATTTCAACCTGATGTCATTGTACACTGTGCTGGAGATATTTCTGTCAGAGAAAGTGTAGAAGATCCAGCAAAGTATTATGATAACAATGTAGCAAAGACTATAACATTTTTAAATCATGTTAAGGATTATCAAAAGAAACCGCTTATTCTTTTTAGTTCTAGTGCTAGTGTGTACGGTAATCCTGACCATGTTCCATTGGTTGAAACAGACAGGATAAATCCCATTAGTCCATATGGCCATACTAAAGATATCGTTGAACAAGTTTTATTAAATTATAATCAGGCGTATGATCTACCTGCGGTATGTTTTAGATACTTTAATGCAGCAGGTGCCGAACCTTATAATTACGATCTAGGTCAAGCACCAGGTGCAGGACATATCATAGCAAGATTATTAGAATCAAAAATTCGTGACGAATTCTTTACACTAAATGGTGTAGATTTCAATACTCCAGATAGGACTTGCATAAGAGATTATATACATGTCTGGGATCTAGCTGATGCACACAATCGTGCAATACAATGGAATAAAAATAAGCAATATGCAGTGTTTAATCTTGGTACTAATACCGGTATCAGCAATCAAGAGATAGTAGATTACATTACACTTCACTATGGTCAGTTAAAATTATTTGTAGGCCCACGCAGGCCTGGAGATCCTGACCGATTAATTGCCGATGCTACACTAGCAAAGAACATACTGGGCTGGCGGCCAAATTATTCAACCGTAAATCAAATCGTTGATTCGGCACATCGATGGTATACTCGTGGCATTTGAAGAAATTTCACAATTCGAACAACTACTAGCAAAAAAAACCGGAGCACCCTACGCCATAATGACTGATTGCTGTACTCATGCAATTGAGTTGTGTCTTAGATATTGTAAAGTAAAACGAGTACAATTTACAGCATACACCTATCTTTCTATTCCTATGACCATGCATAAATTAGGCATAGAATATAAATTAGTTCCAGAAAAATGGACGGGAGAATATCGTTTCTATGGCACAGATATTTGGGATAGTGCTCGTAGATTAGAAACGGGAATGTACAAACCCGGTCAAATGCAATGTTTAAGTTTCGGTCATAACAAGCCTTTACAGATAGGCCACGGTGGTGCTATACTGTTAGACGACAAGCAGGCGTATGAGTTTTTATTACGACAGAGGTATGATGGCCGCGATCTTTCAACACAACCATGGCAATCGCAACATGTTTTCCAGGTTGGTTACCATTATCGTCCCACCATTGAAGATGCAAGACGTGGTTTAGAAAAATTATACTTTGTAAACGAACCGCCTAAATATCACGAATATCCAGATCTAAGAGATATTACAATTATTGGAGAATAAATGTCAGGAAAATATCTAGCACAGGCAATTAAAGAAAATATGCGACGTGACGGAAAACGCTTTTGGGCTGGCGATAACATCAGCGAATATGTCAATAAAGAAATGAAGCACAAGCTCATTGACGAGGCCACCGAAGCCTTCGAGCTAGTGCTGGATCGTCTGCTTATTGATCGCGAAAACGATCCAAATAGTCAGGGCACAGCACGTCGCCTGGCCAAGATGTACTTCAACGAAATAATGGCAGGCAGATATGAGCCTGCACCTGACACTACAGCCTTTCCCAATGACAGCACTGATCGCTATGAAGGCATGCTGGTTGTACGCAGCGAACTTCGCAGTATGTGTAGTCACCATCATCAGCCGGTCAGCGGTGTTGCCTACATTGGTATTATTGCTGCCGATAAACTCATTGGCTTGAGCAAGTATACACGCATTGCACAGTGGTGTGCTCGCCGCGGCACTCTACAGGAAGAACTGGCCAATACTATTGCCCAAGAGATTGGCAAGGCTACTGGCGCCAATGACATTGGTGTGTATATTCAGGCCACACATGGCTGTTGTGAGAATCGCGGAATTATGGCACACAGTAGTCTTACCCAGACAACAGTGCTAAGAGGTGCGTTCAAAGATGACCAAAGCACTAAGAAAGAATTTTTTGATAATATCAAACTACAACAAGAGTTTGCACCAAGATGAAATGTGAAATATGCAGACAAGAATATTCACCTGATTGTACTTGGAATCAAGGTCGCTGTCCATTTCAAATGCCTATGATAGGATCAAGTAGAGGATTATTAATAGGTTATGCAGTGGCAATAATTTTTTGTACTATTATGTTATACGGATTCACTCGAGTGCTTGGTTTTCTTGATGTTCTTTATTAATAGGAGGAAATAAAAAATGTATTATTCTTTACCTTATAAAACCCCATCTGAAATAAACACTGGCATGCTCCGTGTTTATAACAATATGGCATTGGCAGTAATTACCAGTATGGTTGTTAGTATGTTGGTGTCATCAAATGCATCTTTGATGGCATTTTTGTTTACTGGTATTGTAAAATGGATTGTGATATTTGCACCATTGGCAGCTATATTTGCTGTAGGTTATGTACTAGGTAATAATCCAAGTAGATCTACAGCACAATTATGTTTGCATGGATTTGCAGCACTAATGGGCTTAAGTTTTGCCACTATCTTTGTAATTTATACAGCAGCTAGTATTGCCAGTGCATTCTTTGGTGCTGCAATTTTATTTCTAACCATGAGTGCGTATGGATATTTTACAAAACAGAGTTTAGATAGTTTAGGCAAGTACCTTATAGTTGCTTTAATAGCAATTATTATTACAAGTATCGTAAATATCTTTATAGGATCTAGTCTACTTCAAACCATAATTAGTGCCGTGGCGGTTGTTATCTTCTTAGGCCTAACAGCATATGATACTCAAAAGATTAGAGAGCAATTAATGGAATCAGACGGTCCTGCAATTGAAGTTATGGGTGCTCTTACCCTTTACTTAGATTTCATTAACTTGTTTCTAAGTTTGCTTTATTTGTTTGGAGATAGAAAAGAATAATAATTTATGACCGACAATAATAACAATGATTCTAAAAAAGATTTAAAGAAATTTAAACCAAAAAAACCCAAACTCACTGTACCAGCAGACTTTTTGGACAATGCCAAAAGTTATGATGATAAGTTAATGTTGGTAAAATATCTAACCGAAAAAGAAAAAGGTAGAGTCATGTTAATTTTTAAAAAAATGATAGCCGAAGGTATGAATGAAAATAAAAAGAAAAAAGGAGTCAAATGAGGAAAATTACTATTTTTGTTTTTTTTCTCATTTTAATGACTGCGTCATTGCGCTTAGGTGATTTATTTGCTATACTAGTCTTAGGAATTAGTTTTTTATTTTTATACGATCTAGCCGAACAAATCGACAGAGATAATTAATGACTTTGTGGCAAGTTGCTGATAAACAAAGAAATGTGTATTCGAACACGGATTATTTCAAAAGTATGATTGGGTAATCAGGCATATATCTTGCTTTCTTTGAACAAGGAATAATTTTGAAACTAAATGATAAGATTAAAAAAGTTAATGACAACTTTACTGTATATATGTACGACAATGGCTTTATGCTAGAAATTGGCGGTCGCGATGATAATAGCGATTGGGTTACTGCTAAAATCCTGTGTAAAGATATGGAAGAACTAATCAACTTAATTCGTGATGCAGCCTTAATGGAGAGAGATTAATGAATAACCTTACTATATCAAATCGTGAATTAAAGGGCCTAGTGCATTCACTTTGTAGAGACATTGTTAATAGTGCATGGCTACCTGATTATGTACTTGGCATTACTCGTGGTGGATTAGTGCCTGCTTTGATGATTAGTCATTACTTTAATGTTCCATGCGAAACATTAAAAATTAGTTTACGCGACGGCGGCGAATCAGAAAGTAATCTGTGGATGGCCGAACAGGCTTTTGGATATGTACCAAAAGAAGAACGCGGTTCCGGAGACGCAGATACAGATCCTGCTTACCGTAAAAACATTTTAATAGTAGACGACATTAACGATACCGGTGCTACACTGGAATGGATCAAAAGGGATTGGCCATCTGGTTGCTTGCCCGATCATCCGGCTTGGTCCGCCATATGGAATCGCAATGTTAAATTTGCAGTGTTAGTTAACAACGAATCAAGTCATTTTAAAGACATTGATTACAGTGCTAAAAAGATTAATAAATTTGATGATCCTTGTTGGGCAGTGTTCCCATGGGAATCGTGGTGGGCCAATTAAAGTATAAATATATATCTCAACAGCGGCCTTCCTGGCACTTCATCCCGCTTTACAAATTCTGCAGGCCTATGCTAAAATTTAACATAGGAGAATTCAATGGCAAAGTTTTATTCAACAAAAACATATGGTAACGACCGAGGACTATCATGTTGCTTCAGGCAATGGCGTGCTACACACAGTCATTGTTCTACACTGCACGGATACTCAATAGGTATCAGACTTGTGTTTGAATGCGACACACTAGATGATAAGAACTGGTGTATGGACTTTGGAGGCCTCAAAGAATTCAAAGCCTGGGCAGATTACATGTTTGATCACACCTTATTAATTGCTGAAGATGATCCCCATCTAGACTTTTTTGTGAGAATGAGTCATCAAGGCAATATGCCTGTGTCCGGAACAGGCAGTGTAGAAACAGTCAAACCATACGAACGAGGCGCATTGTGTGATCTACGCATCGTTCCGGGTGTAGGCTGTGAAATGTTTGCCAAGATGTGCTATGACAAGATGGCTGAAATGTTAGCCGGTGGCGCTATGCGTTATCCGATCAATCCCACTGTGCGTATAAAAAGTGTAGAAGTATTTGAGCATGGTGCAAATTCAGCCACCTACCAAGGATAATCATGAGTAAGATCAAAGTAGCTGAACTATTTTATTCAATACAAGGCGAAGGCAGATATATGGGTGTACCAAGTGTGTTCTTACGCACATTTGGTTGCAACTTTACCTGTCAAGGATTTGGCATGCCTAGAGGCAAACTATCTAGAGAACTAGAAGATATAGCAGCAAGAGTCCATTACTTTAATAGATATGAAGATCTGCCACTGGTCAGCACAGGTTGCGACAGTTATGCGTCGTGGGATCCCAGATTCAAAGATCTTAGTCCCATGTTAGAATCAAATGCTATTGTGGATCGTATCATGCAAATACTACCACATGGCAAGTGGCAGGATGAACATTTAGTTATTACCGGTGGCGAACCATTATTAGGTTGGCAACGAGCATACATTGATTTGCTCGATCATCCTAAAATGAACAGTTTAAAAGAATTAACTTTTGAAACAAATGGCACACAAAAGTTATCAAAAGATTTTAAAACTTGGATTCATCAAAATTGGCATCATTACAAAGGATTTAACACATTTACATTTAGTGTAAGTCCAAAACTTCCCGGCAGTGGAGAGTCTTGGGAGGATGCTATCCGTCCAGAAATCATCAACGAATATGATGAATATGGTTATGTGTATCTTAAATTTGTAGTTGCCACAGGAGAAGATTGTGCAGATGCCTTGCGAGCAACGAAAGAATACAGAGATGCAGGATTTGAAGGACCAGTATATTTGATGCCGGTGGGCGGGGTTGAAAAGATTTACACACTTAATAATCGTAGAGTAGCAGAATTCGCAATGCGTAACGGACTAAGGTATTCTGACAGATTACAAGTGCCATTATTCAAGAACGAATGGGGAACATAATGTTTGATTGGTTAAAGAAAAAATCAGAAGTAAAAGAAGAAAAGCCAAAGTTAAAAACTAAAACTAAAACGCCAAAAGAATTGGCTACTGAAGCAGGCGAACCTTATATCAACATACTAAGTATCGAATTAGATCCAAATGATATCGGAAATGGCTCTTTTGAATTAGATTGGAATGATGTATTTGTTGCTAGATTAGTCAAATCTGGCTATATGCAGCGTAAGGACGATACCGATAATCAAATCGTAGATCGTTGGTTCCAAAATATTTGTCGCAATATCTTAAATGAAAATTATGAACAATGGGAAGCTAATCAACCATATGATTCAAGACCAAGAAGAGTCGATCGCAATGATTTAGGAAACGGTAGAACGGAGATCAGTTGAAGAATGATATTATATGTAAACGGTGATAGCCATAGTGCCGGAGCAGAAGCTATATACCCAGAATGTTCCGTATGTGACAACGATAAGTATCATCCAAGTTATGTTGATGAGCATTTTTATTTTTGGAATAATGAAAAAATTTTTGCCCCTTATCCTGATAACCTTGAAGTTTCTTACGGTAAATTATTGGCCAATAAACTAGGAGCAAAGTTACATTGTCATGCAAGGGCAGCAGGATCAAACGATAGAATAATAAGGACAACATATGAGTACCTAAGTGATTATAGACCTGATTTTATTTTAATAGGTTGGTCTACCTGGGAACGCGAAGAATGGTATAATGATGAAGATAATCAATGGTATCAGGTGAATGGATCAGGTGTCGATATTGTACCAGAAAAATGGACTGACCGTTACAAGCAATTTGTGATAAAAGTAGATTGGAATGAAAAGATCAAAGAGGCACATGAAAAGATCTGGAACTTTCATAAAGACTTAAACACTAGAAATATTCCGCATTTATTTTTCAATTGTCAGCTTACATTTAATGACCTTTTATACGGAAAAAAAGATTGGGGTACAAACTACCTATGGCCTTATTCTCCTGATTTAAGTTATGGAAAATATTTAGAATCCCAAGGATGTAAACATAATAAATGGTATCACTTTGACGCAGATGCACACAAAAAATGGGCAGACTTCTTATATCCCCACTTGACTGCATTATTATAATATGCTATTATTCATACATGAGATACCTTATTGTAGATACTGCAAATACATTCTTTCGTGCTCGTCATTCTGCCAGCCGTCAATCAGACACTTGGGATAGATTAGGATTTGCTATTCATGTTACTCTTGGTTCGGTTAATAAGGCTTGGCGGGATCAGAAAGCCGATCACGTGGTATTCTGTTTAGAAGGACGCTCATGGCGAAAAGATTATTACGAACCGTATAAAAAAAATCGTGCGGTTGCTCGTGCAGCACTTACCGAAACAGAACAGGAGGAGGATCGACTATTTTGGGAAGCATTTGATAATCTTAAGACATTTCTGCAGGAAAAGACCAATTGCACAGTTCTTCAACACCCGGAACTTGAAGCAGACGATCTTATTGCTGGATTTATACAGCAACACCCCAATGACAATCACGTGATTATTTCCTCAGACACAGATTTCTATCAGTTACTGGCATCAAATGTGCAGCAATATAATGGTGTTAGCGATGAACTTCACACTCTTGACGGTATCTTAGATAAAAAGGGTAAGTTGGTAATTGACAAAAAAACCAAAGCCCCCAAAGTCATACCTGATCCGCAGTGGATCCTGTTTGAGAAGTGTGTGCGCGGCGATCCG